ATCTCTTGAGGATATTGCTAAAGAATTTTCTTGCTCGCGCGTTTCAGCACAGAAGGCTTGCGCCAACTTGATCGAGAGGACGTTTCAAGTTGGAAAACAAATCAGCCAGGAGAAGATTGATCAGATTATTGCCCTGCGGAAGGAGGGCCGCCCCCAGCCTGACATTGCTCGGATAGTGGGTGTAACCCCGAAGACCGTAACGAGACACACGCCGCCTGAACTCAAGATCTGCCGGCCAAGAGGGGTTGAGAAGCCCAAGCGTGTGCGCTGGGCCCCGGAGGGGTCAGGAGGCCAAATCCGGTGGAGTAAGCAGGAGGTCAAGAGGCTGAACGAGATGCTGGAGAAAAACTCCAGCTTTCGCGAGATCGCGCTTGAACTGAGGCGGTCATATGTCAGCGTGAAGGATAAGGTGGGAAGGATGGCGAAAAGCATCCCCACTAAATGCAAAAATTTGTCAGAGATTGAATTTGAGGAGAAGCCAAAATTTGTCGCCGTAAAGTGCTTGAAGTGCTTGAAGCAATTTGAAAGCTATGATCCACGTAAGAACCGTATCTGTGTCAGGTGCAAAAGCAGTGAAGGATGGTCTTGATGGCTGATAATATTGGATTGAGTGCTGGCCCGGTGATCTCCACAAATGTGGAGGCGCATTCGCTGCATGAACTCAGCTTTACGTGGAAGATCGTGGCCGTATGCCACCGCCGGTACATGATATGGAAGTGGTTCATGGATGGGAATGAGGTGGTGAAGGTTCGCCCTGCCGTGGATGACGGCAGCATCATCATGGTGCAGCGCCGGGATGCTGACGCCACTGTTCTGCTGGCCAAGTGGGCGAAGATGGTATGATCATCTGCGGCATTGACCCAGGCCTTGCCGGCGCTATCGCTTGGATCAGCAGCGAGGGGGATGCGCTGATCTGCATCGAGGACATGCCGGTCATCAACGTGAATGGCAGGAACAAGGTTAACGCTTCGGCCCTGACCAAGCTCCTGAAGGACCGCTGGGCCGATCTGGTGGTGGTGGAGGAGGTGGGGGCGATGCCCGGCAACGGAGGGGTAAGCATGTTCAATTTCGGCTACTCAGCAGGCATTCTGGAGGGCGTGTGCGCCGCCCTACAGGTTCCCCTGAGGATGGTGCGCCCAGCCGTCTGGAAGCGTCAGGCAGGCGTCCCTGCTGACAAGGGGGCATGCCGCATGATGGCCCAGCGCTACTGGCCTGGGGCGAACTATTTTGGCCGGGTGAAGGATGACGGTAGGGCAGACGCTGCCCTCTTAGCTAAGTGGGGAATTAGCCACTCATAATTTTTTGGAAAAGGGTGTTGACGAACATCGCACGGTGCCACAGTATGCTCTCGTTAACACCATTTGAGGAGATCACGATCATGACCGACCAGGAACGCGCCAAGAAACTCTTCGGCAACGCCATTGGCTCCCACGGCGTTGATAGCTACGACTATCACTACCACCGCGATGAGCCCTTCGTGTTTGACCGCGAGATGGAAGAGCGCGGCAAAACTTGGCCGGGCGTCATTGAGGCTTCCGAAAAGCTGAACCAGCTTATCGATGAATGCTCGTGGAAGCGGATCCCCAACAAGTGCATTCAGGATGAGATCCTGCGCGAAATGGACAGCCTGACTAAGTACATCGATCGGGCATACTATTTTGCGTAAGCCCGATTCATCCAACGGGCTTATTACCTTGCGTAAGCCCCTTTTTACCCCAGGCTCTCAGGTGCCCTATGTGGCACCTGAGTGGATTGATGCACACTGCCCGCCGGCAGTGTTGCGTGGCAGGCTCCAGGCCAATCTGGAGATTGCCCAACAGGCCGGGCCTGACAGCCTAGAGCGCTTCAACTGCTTGCAGCGTGTCGCCCATTTAGAAAAGCTGCTTCAGACCAGCTTCTGAGCAAACTGCTCCACTTCAATCACACGTTTAGTCCAGCCGTTGCCAAACACCTTGAAGGTCGGAAGATCTTCAAGGTAGTCCATCCGCTCATTTTGGTACATGGCGATGCAGGTCTTAGGCCCGTAATAGCCCCACCAGCTTGTTACAGCGGCCAGGGTCTTGGGCCCTACATCACCATCAGGCTTGGCCCCAACAAGCTCCTGTAGCGCCCTCACAGCGCGCCCTGGGCCACTGTTCACTGCCCAGTCAAACACGCAGACATCAAGGCCGCCGGGCAGGTCATCGCACTCGCATTTATCCCAGTAGTTCCGGCAGTAGATCGCCAGGAGATGCTCGTCAGGGATGGCCTTAAGCTCCTCCACCGTGGCCTGCCGGCCAAGGTGGGCGCTGTAGGTCTTCAACGTCACACCCTTCATGGTGGCCCCGCCAGGGTCGAGGGGGTGATCAGAAAACCCGCCCTCCATGCTGACGGTCTTGCGGAAGGCTTTTTCGAAATTCTCGTTCATCAGCGTCGAGCCTCGAGATCTTCAACCTTGGCTTTCAGTTCCTTCACGGCATTCACCAGGAGGGCAACCACGGCATTGTAGTTGAGGGCCATCAGCCCCTCTCCGTCAGGGTCACTTGCCGGCGCTTGGCCTACAATACTCACGGCCTCAGGCAGCACGGCAGCAACATCCTGCGCCAGGAGGCCAGCGCCAATGATCGGCTCGCCATTCATCTGGGTGATGTCGTTTCGGGTGTAGGTCAGGCCGGTAAGCCGGGATACCCTGCCGAGGGAGTTTTCAATCCGCTGCTGGTTCTCTTTGATCCTCCTGTCCGAAAGGTCAATCCAGGCCACAGGAGCGGTCGCGTTGCCGTCATTCCTAAATTGGTACTCGGCAACAGAAGGACTTCCAATGACAAACCTCGCGCCAGCGTAAGTCGTTCCGTCATTGAAGAACTGCAACAAACTTTGGGTGCCGCTTACCGTTGCACTCAGGAAGTTGCTATAATATGGGGGGCCGCCGGCTTGTTGGCCGTTCAAGAAAAAATTGCCGCTGGTTGTGATGGTTCCGGTCGCCGTGACGGCACCACTTGCCGTGATGGCAGCAGCGGTAGTGGCCCCCGTCACCGTTAAAGAACCAGCAGTGGCGGCATTCGTGACCGTCAGGGCATTGGCCGTCAGCGTGGTGCCGTTGAAGGTCAGGTTGGCAGAGCCAGCGAAGGAGTCGCTGCTGTTGTACTGCACCTGGGTGGTGACGCCGCCTGGAGAAGGAGGGGTGGAGATGCTCAACCGCATGCCGGTGGCGCTGCCATCGCAGGAGACGATGGTGCGATAGCCCCTGGGGATGCGTACAGCAGACCCGCCGGCAGCAGATACCATGTACACCGAGAAGGTGCTGGTGCCGTTATTCACCGTCCACTGGCCGCCCTTACCCGAAGGGATGGAGTAGTACACGTCAGCAGATGGCGTGCCCGTCACATCGATAAAAGGCGGCCTGTACTGCGCTTCAGTCAGCGTGATGGTGCCGCTGGTGCCGGTGGCGTTGATCGATGTCACGCCGCCAAAGGCAGTGTCGATGAGCGTGAAGTCACTGTTGAGCGGGGTGTTCCAGCTAGCGCTGTTAAAGGCAGGAAGCTCAAGGCCCTTGTTCGTGGTGTATGACATCTATCTCTCCGTTAAATCGCTTGATCAGCCAGCGACAGGGCCTTCGCCACCGTCTCGTCCGGCATGTCCAGAATAGGCTTCGTGTTGCCGTTGTGAGCCTTCTTGGCCCGATCAGCAGCATTGATCAACGCCTGCGCCTTCGCCCTGTGGTGGCTTGTTATGCGGCCACCTGAGGCGCGGGTGGCTCTGACTTCATATCCACGCTCAGGTTCATTCGCTTCTGCACCAATACCTGAATACACAGACATCCTTGCAAGAGCCCGGCTGAGATTAACGTCACTGCCGGTATTCGGGCGAATTGGATTTCGCTGCAAAAGCGAATTTGCCAGTTCAGGGTTGAGCATGGCTTCGCGGATTAAGCCGTGCATGCTTGTAATGCCAGCTTCTCGGGCAAGAGCAATCGGGTGATATGCTGCGCCCAACATGCCGCCGATAGTGCTTCCGAGCCACGGATCTCCAAAATTCATCCCAATACCAGCGCCAGCAGTTGCCATTGTACTTATACGGCCTTGCAAACTTCTAAAAAACGAAAGCGCACTTTTGTTTCCCGCTTCTCGCCTACTTTGAGCAAGCATATCAACGGGAGAATTTGATTGACCCGGCATGCGAGTTGTATTGAGTGACATATCAGAACGGCGAATATCTGCCGCAATATTGTTTATTGAATTTAATTCATCTCGGTTAAACACATGCGATAACGCTTCTCTGTTTTGGTATAAAAAGTTTTGAAATGCGTCACCGGAAATTTCTCCAGAATTAAGATTGTTGACATTCTCTCCAAATGTTGGAGAGACGTAAGTTTCCGTAATATGGTCAGCTACAGCGCGGCGCAAACCATCACGAGCTTCTGGATTTCCAGAAACAGCAGAGGCAAGCTCACCCATAAGTTGACTAGAATTTCTTTTTCCAAATATACTTCCAACTTCTGCTGTAACATTTACAGCATCAGGATTATTTCTGTTTATAAAACGCGCCAAGCTGCTTTGAGAGTTTCTTTTTAATATTTCGGCTTGACGTGCAGCCATTTCAGCAGCGACATTTGATGCTTCTATGGCTCCGCTAAAACGCCGAGAAATTTCTGGAAAAGCGCGGAGGGCATCTTGGTGTTGGGTTGCCCATCGCTCAAATTTAGCCGGGTCAATAACACCATCTGCACCACGAGCCGCGCGGAGCATGGACATAGTGGCATAGTCTTGCATCACGCCAATAGCAGCCGCGTCATCTCCTACGGCATTACGAAATGCCATAGCCCGATCATATCCTTTTTGCCCACTTGTAAACATCGTAGTAGCAACGGTGGGGTCGGGAATGCGGTACTGACCACTAAATCCACTAGTACGAAGAATTCCCCCAACTGGACCTTGTTGAAAAGTTTGAGCATAGGCGGCGTGAGCTTTTTTTGCTTCTTCCAAAGCTGACGAGGCTTCGTCGGTCATATTGGGTGTCAATGTCTGTGCAGGCGGCGGCTCTAGGCCCCAAACCTGCCGAAGCCGCTGCTCCATTGTGAGTTGAGGTCCGCCAGCACCAGGAGGCTGCGCCCTCTCATGTGCAATTTGATTTTCAACTGCATTATCAATTGCTGATGCAACAGCCGTTTTAAGTTGAGAAAGGCGTCCCCAAGCAGTAGAGCGGCCATTTGTACGCATTTCATTAGACATTGCGTCTGTAATGTGGGTGTCTAAATCACGAAGATTTTGAAAAGATGTTACATCTTCTAAGTTTTTAGTCAATTCACGAATAGTATTTTCAGCGCCTTCAGGTTGTTGTGCCATAGGGCCAAGGTTGCCATAAATTTCATTCGCTCTAGTGCGTACTGAAGAAGAAACTACGTTTAAGTTTTTTTCTGGGTCCACTGCATCATAAAGATCCCTGCGATTTTCACGCGCTCTTTCTGCTGCATTCTCAAGACTATTGCGAATTGACGCGCCATAATCTTCTGGAGTTAATTCGCCACCAACCCTAGACGCACGATTCGCCGCTTCAGTTCGGGCTCTTTCGACCGCAGCCATTTCTTGCTGGTCAATTTCATCAAATTGATTTCTGATGAATTTAGACACATCGCGCGGATCGCCGGTCGTTTGAATGTTGTTCAATGCCTCAACACGCGCTGCATTTTGCGCGCGGCGCACGGCCTCAAACGACTGGTCGCCCATTGCTAGGGCTTGCCCCGCCACAGAACGCTCAAATTGCAGCAGATTGGGATCTTGAACCACTTGAGCCGTGGTCGGTTCCGACCCTGGCACAAGTTCTTGGCGCGGTTCAGCCAAACGCTGCCTTACAGCATTTGGATTGCTTGAGCCTTCATAAATTGCTTGAGCAGCGCCGGCTTCGCGGCCAGACCGAGTAAATGGGCGCAAATATTCACGCCCAGCTTGTGTTATTGCGCGAGCGGCATTCCAGCCGCCAGCTGTTGCGCCACCAGTAAGGATCTCAGTGGCCATACGCGCCAAAGGGGCCCACGATGCGCCGCCTTGCTCGGGATTCTCATCTTCAGCCCTACGGATGGCGCGCTCAGTGATTTCACCGGCCCCAGTTGCGGGGGCAGACAGTGCCACATTGGCTGCTGTGGTGCCTGGAGCCAAATTTCCAAATGCACGAGAGGCGATATTGTAAGCCTGCGGCGCAAGCCTCTCTAGGCCAGCGCGGCCCAAGCCATACACTTGGCCAGCCATGGTCAGGGCAGAGCCAGCACCGCTTCCTGCGCCGCGTGCAAAGGCTTCATAATTGTCTTCAGGCTGAATGTTTGATGGGTTAAGGCCAGGATTGACGCGGCCAAGTTGGGTTTTAATCCAATCAGAACCAAAAGCTGGGTTTTCGATTAAAGGGGCTTCATACCCAGCCAATCGAGCAGCACGAGATGGTAAATTCAAAATGCCAGTAGCTAAATCAACAGGCATTCCAATTGTGTTATACACAGCCTCATTAAAGCCAGCAGGAAGCATGCCGGCAATTCGGCCAATCCGTTCAACCGTAGACCGCTCGTGTGGCACCTGGGGCTCGTTTAGAGCCGAAACAAGAGCCTCACGATCAATTGGTTGATTTGATCTTGATTCTTCTCTGGGCTTAAATGCTTCAATTAGGGCATTCATATCAAAATTAAGAGATTCTTGGGGCATTATGGCGTTGTCCCTGTCGAATATGTTTGCGCGCGGTTCAAGACAGTAATGGGATTAGCTACATTTCCATTGTAACGAAAAACTTGCCCAGGGGCGATACCCCGAAGGGCGGCTCGTACTTGCGTCGGAGCATTTTCAGGCATTACATAAGTTTGCCCAGGAACCCAATTGCGCTGTATGTCTTGCGGAAGTTGCATGCCACGAATGTTGCCAACCCTACGTTCTGCTGCCGTTGTAAAGGCCTCGCTTGGGTTTGCCCGTGACCACGCATCATAAAATGCAGATGGGCTATTCCAACCTTGCTGCTGTGCCGCTTGCCAATCAGTTTGGAACTGCCTCAAGCGATACAAAGAACTAAGCCCATTGGTGAGCATTTGATAATTTGCTTGAGGAGTATTGGTAATTGACGGCATGCCGGAAGACTGAACTCGGTTAAACTCAGCTTGAGTAAAGCGAGAGTTAATAGCGGCTAGTTGTTGAAGTGCGGCATTTAGCCCTTCTTTTCCAAGCCATTGTTGAGCATCAACCTGACCTCTATTGATTGCATTGGCAATATCGGGCATGCCCAAATCAGCCGCGTATGCAGCTACAAATCCCGTCATTTCGGAAGTGCGGCCAGATTGGAACAACTGTAGTGCGCGAGCCATGGAATGATAACGCTTAATGGCCTCATCCATTACAGGGCCACTTGTGAGGTAGCTGTTCATATCCGCATCGCGTTCAATGGCCTGTTGAGCAGGGCGGCTAAGCTCCCGAATTTGAGTGCCCGGCGGAAGATTTTGAGGAATAGGCGATCCGCCACCAGGAGGAGGTGTTGGAAGAGCCGTTGTTACCGCAGCGGTCGCTGGTGCTACCGTGGCAGTAGCAGGGCGCTGTTCATTAGCCGCAGGAGGAGGAGCAGCGGCGGGTTGTTGAGTAGCTCCTTGAGGTGCAGGCGCTGAACCACCAGAAGGCGGCGCACGGCGTCTTGTTGGCTGAACCAAAGTCCCAGTTGCCGGGTCGATGTACGGCGCAAATTGATTTTCTGCTTCAGCGCGAGCGAGTGCCTCTTCCCTAGCACGCTGGGCATCACGCGCTATTTGCCGTTGTACAAAAAAGTCATTTTCTAGTCCACCATTAGGATTTGGAATGGGCGTTTTGCCAGTACGGTATTCTCGAAGTTCATTTCGCAAGCGGTCCCGAGTTGTTATTAAATCAGCAGGGATGTTGCCTATGCCTAAATTATTACCAGCCACTTCAATTTCATGCAAAGTGCGATTGAGATCAGCAACTATTGGCTCCAAGAACCTGTTCGCTTCTGCAAGCGCAGCAGCTTCTTGCGGATTGGCGGGAGGAGCAACACTAACATCTGGCGTCTCCGTTGCCGCAGGAGGCGCGTTTGCCCCCGCCGTGGGAGCGGCAGCGGGGCGAGCAACAGTAGGGGAAGCACCAGAAGTAACCGCCGGTTGATTGGTCCCACCAGCGGGCGCTGCCTGAGGAGTAGTTCCACCAGCAGGCGCTGCCTGAGGAGTAGTTCCACCAGCAGGCGCTGCCTGACCGGCAGCAGGGGCCGTAACAGTTCCTTCAGTGGTTGGGCGGGCTTGCCCAGCAGCCAAAGCACGAACGCCACGATTTCCTGTTAGCAACGCATTAAACAGGGCAGCACGCTGCTGGGCATGCTGTTCTGCAGTCAGTGTTCCACCACCAGTTTGATCAATAAACGCGATGGTGCCATTAGGCCTGACGATTTGCCGATAACGACGATCAAACGCATCCATAACCTGTTGAGCGGCCACTTGAGATGCCGTCTCTTCGCGCGTTGCAGCCGTGCGAGCTTGCTCTTGAGACACTTCAAGCGTGCCACGAGCAAGCTGCTGCTCTTCAGCCTTGTTCTGCATTGCAGCGTATTGCTGCGCGCCACCAGCCACGCCCTGAAGCAGGGCAGAGCCAAGGTAACGGCTGGGCGAAGATGCCATGGCACCAAGGCCGCTCAAAAGCGGCACAAGCCAATCCTGGTGGCGCTGCAACCAGTTGCCTTCGCCGCGCTCCCTTGGATAAGTGAAGTTCACACCAGAGCGCCGATGGCGCTCTTCGGCGCGGTTAGGGGGCTCATTGCCCTGACCACCATCTGCACTGACATTCTGCGCCACGCCAAGTCCAGCCGGTGGTGTAGTGGCGGCCTGAACCGTTCCATCCAACCCAGCAGGCAGCCTTGCGTTGCGATAATCGTTGTCAAATCGTTCACGCAACTGGGCCACAGTCATGCCCTGTAGTTCTGGATTGGCTCTAATAACCTTAGGCCCAACCACAGACGCAACGGATGCGTCAGGCGCAGCGCCAAGAAGAGAGCTTGCGCCACTTCCGCCAAAACGATGCGCCAAGGCCAAAGTGCTGGGAGTTACGGCATAACCAGCAGTACGAAGCACGGGCGCATTTTGCCCTGCGTACCAGTCTGAAGCGCGGCGAGACATGGCCTCATCGTTTCGCGCTGCCGATACTTGCTCGGGCGTCATGCCTTGGAACAATGATGGGTGGGCCGCAGTAAAATCACCCCAGGTGGCATCAATAAATTGATGTGGACCGCCAGCCGAACTACGCTGGTTGCGCGCATTTGGCCTGCCGCCACTTTCGCGCTGTCTTATAATGTCGGAATAATCCCGTGCCTCCTGCGGGCTTAGGCCGCCGGGCGCTGCATTTGTACTAACAGCAGGGGCGTTTTGCTGCTGCGGAACAAGGCCAGCAGTCACCAGCCTGCGGTTCATGCGAGCATCAAGCTCTTCAGGAGGTATTACTAAACCATCAACAGGAGGCGCAGCAGCAGGATCAGTTCCCACAACCTCACCATTAAGCGCATACCCACGGCGAGGCACTGCGCCGCCATCTTTTAGCAAAGCCGGCAGCATCGCCATTAGCTCGCCAATACCTTGGCCTGCGCTTGAAGCAGCAGAGCCAATGGTTTCTGCGCCCTTAATGGCACCACCAATCTGGCCTATAGTGCCCAGAAGGCCAGGGCCAGAACCAGAACCAGACTGGCCAGCGCCAGCAGGTTTTGGCGTAAAGCTATCCATCGCCTTCTTGTTCTTCTCGGCATCGTCATCTTTCAGAACGGCGTCAGGGATGTAGCCGCCAACCTCAGAGAAGGGCAGGCCGCCCATGGCGTAATGGCCACGCACGAGGCCGCCTGCGGCATTACTGTTTGCGTTAGCGTCTACAACAGTCGTTTCAGGCGGTGCATTTTCATCTGGCCGGCGATCGGCAGGACGCGCCGGTTGCGCGGCAGGCGTATTTGCCGGCGTCGGCGTTGGCGGATTCTCTCCCCTAAGCCGGTTAACAGCATTTGCAACGCCACCCTGGCTGGGGTTGTACTCACCACCTCGGCCAATCAAGCCCCTGCCACCCTGTGGGTTTGCCGTAGTGGGCTCAGACCCAAACAAGGCGCTGCTGCCTTCCGTGTATGCGCTACCGATATTCCGGGCAGCGTTCAGGCCCTGCATGGCTTGGCCACCAGCCCCAGGCTGTTCAGCGGCCCGCACCAGTTCAGCACGCATCAGCCCCCGTGAGGGAAGCTGCATCTGTGACGTGCCGTAAGCACCAGCCCGACCACCAGACTGGCCATACAGGCCCGCCTTGCCATAGGGGTACATCCCCTGGTGAGCGTTCAGGATCTCGGCCATCATCGAATTGATGTCTGGGGAACCACCAGCAGCGAAGCCCATCCCTGCCATCTCTGGCATGACAGCGCCGCCCTCAGACGAGTACCCACCAGCCAAACCACCGCCGGCAAAGTGCCCACGTTCGGCAGCGTCGTCAGTGGCCTTGTCGTAATCAACGGTGCGATAACCACCAGCCAAGCCCACGGCTTCAGGATGGTGCTTCTCGACATCCTGCGCGATCAGGCCAATCCGCGTGCCGGGCTCGCCCTTGTACTTGTACCGCACGATGTCCTGGCCATCGAACGTCTTACCGATTTTCTCAATGTCATCCTTCAGGCGGCGGTCGGAGAAGAACGACTGCGGCGAGGTGGTCGTGGCATTGGTGGTCGAACCAGACAGCGCGCCAGTGCCCATGGCGATGTTCGCCAGGAACTGCGCGACCTGGAACGGGTAGCCCTGCTGTTGCAGAAACTGGTTGTACAGCGCCGTGTTCTGAGCCTGCTGCGTCTGCTGCTGGACAGTGCCAGCGCCAAGCTGCGCCTGAGCCCCCTGGAGAGCCGCCTGCTGGGCCTGCGTGCCAAGGCCTGCCACACCCTGCCCGTAGCCCTGCCCCATGCTGTACAGGTTCTGGCCGGCCCCAGCGAGGGCGGCACGGTTAGCCTGAGAGGCTGCAAGCTGCTGCGCCTGCTGCTGCTGGGCCGTTGTAAGGGCCTGCCCGTAGCCCTGGTTCATCAAGCCGGCCACAGTCTGGCCGGTGGCCAGTTCCTGCTGCCGCGCGAGGTTGGCCTGGGCAATACGCCCTCGATCGCCACCAAAGGCCCCAGACTTAATCTGGTCACCTAGGATTTGAGACTGCTCCTGCCCCTGCTGCTGGCGCAGGTTGGCCATGGTGGTGTCCACCACGCTGCCCAGGTAGGGCGACATGTACTGGTTGATATTCTGGCCGGTCAGGGCTTCTGGATTGACCGGCATGGCAGAGCCCAAAGCAAGGCCAGAGCCGGCCTGATAGCCGGTATTCATGGCCTGCCCGGCAGCATTGTAATAGGGCGTAGCCATGCCCTGAGCCTGATTGATGTTTGAAATGCCAGCCTGCTGGGTGCCAGTCAGGGGCGCAACAAACTCGCCGGTATATGGCGTAAACGGCTGCTCCGCTGTCCTTTCGGCGCGAGCATTTACAGCATTGTATCGCGCCAGGACTTCGGGCGGGATCGACACACTGGATTGCTGTGTAGTTGTCCCGGTCTTACCACCCATATCCACATGTCCCTATGCCGTATTGGTTTCGTCGGCGGGCTTCCAGTCACCCGTCCTGGCATTATACAGAAAAAACGCGCCAGACGGATTGCCAAACTGCCGTTCGTAAAGTCGCACTTTCGCGTTTGTCCGTGTATTTGACAAGACGCCAATCATTAGCGGCAAATTCAGTTTATCCGCAACACTTTTTGCAAACTCGCACAGCCTCGCCGCCCTTCCACCCTTCGCACTTCTGTACTTCGGATGGACAAAAATCGCCCGTTCTTCAATGATTTCTTGGTCAGAATACCACATGACAGCAGTGCGAAGCAAAATGGCGGCCTCAACCGT